ACGAAAACCTCTGTGGTACAAATTATGTCTACCATTTAACTTAATAAATTTCATATATCACCATCTCGTTCTTTAGGGAGAATAAAACCCCAATCAGTTGTCACACCATTGGTTGTATGAGTCTCCTGCTCATCGTATGTCCAGCCCAAGGCCTTCATCATACGGTGCTTGACCAGTAAGTTAGGGCTACGAAAAACTTCAGTATCGTCGAAGCCCATCATAACACCAACTTCACAGACTGCCCCACTGCGACAAACACCTGCATGGCAATGAACAATAACATTCATGCGATTGTCCATGGCGTGTTGCAGTAGTCGAACAAGCTCTTGGGCTTGCTCATGACTGCATCGCATACTTTCTTCGAGTGCAAAATCGTTTTCCTCGATGTCAAGGAATTCAAATTGATGCACTTCCTTAAAGTTGTACTTGGGTGTAGGGAAATCTCCAGGAGGATCTACAATCTGAATCAGCATAGCGTTATCACCAGGCTGGATGTGAAATCCTTTTTTGATGTCACTCATTGCTACATTCTGAATCCACGGCATAATTTATCCTTATGTTATTCCCACAGTAAATCAAAATTTCCCGCTAATACTTTTTTAGTACTGGCTGTTTTTCCTGTGATGTGATCTTGTACCCTGTCGTCTTGAAAACGGTAAGTGCGAATTTTGTCTCCTCGCATCCCTGTACCAACTTGCCTGCGACGATCCTCTGCAATATCAGTATTATACTGCATTTTGGATATATTGTCAATTTTCTCCAATATTGCTGTTCGGGCTTCGTTTAAGCTGTTTTCCCTGCTACGGCACTGGGCAGTGGCAACCAAGCCACTTGGGATATGCGTTATCCTGCAACTATTTTGGTGCTTGTTTCTATGTTGTCCGCCTGCGCCTGTGCCGCTGTACCATTCTATACGCAGGTCTTGTTCTTGTATAGTGGTTTTAATTTCAGCAGGATCGGTTATGGCAACTGTGACGGTACTTGTATGTACACGCCCTTTGCGTTCAGTTGGAGGGACTCGTTGTATTCTATGTCCTCCCGACTCGTTGTATAAGCCGGATAAATCAGGACCCTGGACTTCTATGTGAAGTTCGCCAAGATACTCACCTATCAGGCGGGTAGCTCAGCCAAGGCGTTGTGCCATACGGATATAGCTTTGTGCCAAATCCTTAACAAATAATTTACTGTCCTCTCCACCTTCGGCGGCACGGACTTCTATGATGCGTTTCATAGTAGTTCTCCTTTATAAAAAATTATTTTTCGTCAACTATATAGCTGAGAGATTCGTTAATGTCTGCGACATCCACGGTGTTGATACCTCCAATGCCAGTGTTGACATTGTAAGTAATGTTGGCAAAGTGATATCCGTTATCCGCGGAACTTCTGGAAGAATAATTAACTACTTTGCCTTGACTGTTAAGACTTGACTGGCTTGTTGAACCAGAGGATGTCCAAGTATAGCCCGATGGAATCATCGTTCCGCCTCGGTATAGAGTTGCTGCCAATACAACAGGACTATAACCCTGTGTGCCATACCACATACATCTAAAGTCAACTGTGAGTTCTGCGTTGTTTGGAAAACTGGCTCTAAATGTGTTTAAATTTATCAATACTGATTCGAGGCCGGTTCCAGTGTTGTCGCCGCCCCAAGTTAAACAGTTGCCCTGTGTTTGACTTCTTCCCCATCCAACATAATCTCCACCAACATCGGGATTGGTTATTTTTGTTCTGGTATCTAAATCTCGACCATCTGTGAATGTGTAAGTCAACAACATCCAGTCTGCAAGAAAGTCTATGTCTTGGGATTGGTTAAGATACCAAAAGCCTAATCTTCCAGCACCTATTGGCATTATACAGTGTATCCTGTGGTTAAAGTGGCATAGTAAATTGTGCCATCATAAAACATGTTTATCATGTCAACACTGCCAGTAGTCACACTCAGTGTTTTATAACCCGATGCAAATTTAACACTGTTAGAAGTCAGTGTCACATTGTTTGCAATATGTGTAATAATTATTGTTAAGCTTTGTCCTGCAAGCATGTTTGTTGGCAAGCCTAATGTAAAACTTCCGCTGGCGGTAATTTTCTGAATACTTCCATTGTTTCTATTCAATGATAATATGCCAGATGCTATGTTGCCAGCATTGTAAACTGTTTCCGGTCCAACTATGCCAGCAGGTCCCTGTGGTCCTTGTGCGCCAGTAGCACCTGTTGCGCCAGTAGCACCTGCTGGGCCTTGTGGTCCAGTTGCTCCTGTTTCACCACGAGCTCCTGTTGCACCGGTAGCGCCTGCTGGGCCTTGAGCTCCTGTTGCACCGGTATCACCTTTAGGTCCTTGTAAGCCTTGTGGTCCTTGCGGGCCAACATTTCCTATCGGGCCTTGAATGCCTTGAATGCCTTGTGGTCCGGTATCACCTTTTGGACCCAATGCTACACCAGCGTCCAGTGATGTCCCGTCTGGTTTGTATAAAATTAAATGACCGGCGTCGTTGATTACTGCTAAAGATATTCCTGCCACACTTCCTGCATCGAAGACTGTGTTATTGTTTAATGTTATTTCTAAATGTCCACGACTGTTTACTACGGCGGAAGTCACTGTAAGTCCGTCATTTCCCGGAACGCCTTGAGGTCCTTGTGCGCCACGATCGCCCACTAATCCACGCGGGCCAGTGTCACCACGATCGCCCTTAACGCCGGGAATACCTGAAGTGCCAGAAGGTCCTGTTAATCCCTGCGGGCCTTGTATGCCTCTGGGTCCTGTTTCACCGCGGTCTCCTTTTAAGCCTTGAATGCCTTGCGGGCCTCGCTCTCCCATTGGACCAGCCGGTCCTGCCGGACCCGGGTCGCCTTTGGGACCCTGTGGGCCTCTTAAATCAACTGCGTCTGTACCAATGCTTAAAAGATCTAATTCTGACATTTTACTCTCCTGTAATATATTTACCTAAAAGTAAAGGTCAGTTCACTTGTATTTGTACTGAAGGTGTTGGGTATATTCCAAGCCTCACATTCATACGGTACTGATTACTGGATAGTATTCTAATGGGCAATGTGGCAACACCATTGTTTACTACTGTAGTACCAACTAAAGGCACGCTGATGTCGCTGGCGCTGAATGTATAAGAACTGGAGCCACCTGCTGGACTCCATCTGCCGTTTACTCCCGTGTGTAGTTCGAATTGTGAAGGTGCATTTTCAAATATTACAAATTCCCATACAATAGTAGGGCTACCAACAACACCGCCAGAATAAGAAGTATGTCCTTCCCAACGAACCCTAAACTGCCTATTAGGAAAGGCGCCAGTTGTTCCATAATACACTCTTTGACAGGATAAGTCCCCTGCCGAAATCATCACTTTATTAAGCAATGGGTTTGTAGCACTTACCAAGTATTCCGCGCTACCACCATTCATAGTGATATAACCATTGGTGCCAATACACAACTGGTTCACAGACGATCCAGCAAAGATAAAAGTAAAAGGTAGCAATGGCAGAGCCCAATAGCCGTCATCATTTCCGCCGACATCAGGACCAGCAGCAAGTGTTAATCCTGCAGATCCTGCTAATGCGTTTGCAATGCTAACACTAGTACCTGTGCCAGCGGCAGTTGTCACTCGTGTGCTGGTATTAGGTGCTGTGCTTAAATTTATACCTGTTAGTGCAGTTGATGTGTTAAACACCCCCGATAAACCGTGATCCACTAAAGTAGCAATAGCAGTGGGTTTAGCAGTAATAATATAAGGAACTATTGTTCCGTTAGGTACATTTGATGCATTTACAGTTACAGTGGCCACTTGATTGTAGCCAACTGAATTGACATCGCTGGCAATACTAAAACCGGCTTTAGCATTAAATGAATTTGTTGTTTTAGTTCTAGGATACACACTTCCGGAAACTTCTCTTGCTGAATTAATCACAGTAGGATACGGAGTTCCATAATAGCCGCCGTATTCAGCAGAAGGCATTCTTGTTCCTTTTAAGAACAACATCTTTTTACAACTTTCCGGATTGAAAGAAAAGCCTGCGTCATGATCATCTTGAGAGCCACCGTTGGTGCTTAAAACTGTATCTGTGGAAAAGTTAGCAATTAGTTTCCTTGCCAAGGCTTGATCCATTCTGGGATACTTTTCAGCCAGTGCTGCCAGTACACCAGTTACTTGCGGTCCACTCATACTAGTGCCGGGACATTTCTTAAAATTGTTATTTACAGTATCTGTTATCCCTAATACAGCACATCGAGGATCTGTTGCCGGTATTCCGTCATATAAAGTTGCCGAAGAATTCCACACACTTTGTATACCTGACCCTGGAGCATAAACATCTATTCTAGGACCATAGTTACTAAACTCTGCTTTATAGTCACCTACTTCAATACCCGTAGAACTATAAACACTACCATTAGCACCGTTATGTTGTCCAGTAGCACCAACACAAATTACTTTAGTTTTTTCTGTTCCACCATCAGCAGCGCCTGGGCTAGAACCTCGATGTATATAATACGATGCACCGTTGTAGATCATTGTGTTATTGTAGTCTAATCCGCCTACATGATCCTGATAAAAATAACTATTGCCTGCACTGGCTACAACAACGACACCTTGGTTCATTGCGTCAATCATATCTGCATCTGTGGCAGCACTTCTTGCAGGAAATTGCCCGCCACGATTTAAGTATGCTACTTTGTCTAATACATTTGGATCCCATACAAAGCTGCCATTAGAGCCGCTTAAAGGAAAATAATCCACGCCTCTAATATTAAGTTTAGAAATATAAGCAGAGTTGATGGCGCTGCCTCTGAATCCCCAACTGTTGTTCATTACTGTGGGATTTTTTACTCCAGTTAAAGGGTTGACAGGTTTATTTTTATGAAATTCTTTGACATAAAGAATGCTATCACTGAATGTGATATTGTAGATGTTAGCATCTCGGGCCCAGCCTTGCGTATTGCCGGCTACTGTGCCAGTAGTATGTCCTCCGTGCTCTTGTAACCTGTGAGTTGCAAAGGGATATTCGCTCACTGCTGATCCATTGACTGCTGGATTATGTTGGAACCAGTTGTATTCTACCATGCGACTATAACCAGTGCCGTCTGTGTTTTGTTGATATTCTAATACTGTCGGATAAGGTGTGCCGTCATCCATTACAACGACATCGACATTCTTACCAGACACATCTGAAATGATAGTGCCGGATTGCTCAACAGTGCTTTCTATACCCCATTGGGCTATGTCTGTTTTTCTCAAGCAACGAAGTAGACCCCAGTTAATGTCATTGGGGTCACTGCCTACCCTTTTGTCAAAGTGAGTGGAGGTTTGTTCAAAACCAAATACTCCAACTTCCAGACCTAAATCAGCGGGGTTAAGTTCAACTGCCAATACTCTCGGGTCTCCGATCAGCGTGGCTGCTTCATCATAACTCATCATGTAATGAGTGTTTCTACTACCATGTCGTCTGTCTTTTAATTCTACAGGACGACTAGGAGTATATTGATTTCCGCCAGTATTTTCCATGTCATTGTAAAGACTGTCTAAATGACTGTGGTCTGTTACAGTAACAATATATTCTTTTAGGCTTGGGTCACTGGGATTTCCTAGCATTGGAATCGGATCATTATTTGCCATAGATTAAGCCTCTAATTGAAGTAATTTCAATGTAACTGTTACAGGGTTTGTAGATCCGCTACGGTTAACAACTTTTAATTGGATGTTATTATCCGGAGTAGCTTCGTCGCTATAACCAATCGTTGCAGGACTAAACTTTTGTGTTTGTGCGCCTGTTGTAATAACTTCAGCAATAACACCTACGCCGGGTTGAGGATCTGTTGTTATTGGTCGTGTAGCATCTGCTGTTCTTGCCGCTTGCGATGAATAAACAGTTACCCAGGCTGCAACACTGGTCTGAATGCTTAACAACGCATATCCTTTGAACCCAGTTATAGTTAATGGCACTGCAATCCCGTCTGCTACAGAGGCTGTTGTCGCCGACGCTGTAGTCCTTGATGCCATACCAGAACCACTGCTGCCGCCAGTTGACGCGATAGTTATTGTATTTGCGTCTGTTCTAGAAATTAAAATGTTTGTGCCGGCTGCTATTTTTACATCGTCTGTGGAAGCATCAGCACCAGTTAACCTAATAGTTGCGCCGCCTGTAACTGTTTCTGCGCTTAAAGTATATGATGTGCCTGCTGGGCCTGCTGGGCCTTGGACGCCTTGTGGGCCTTGTGCTCCATCTGCGCCTTGAGGTCCTTGTGTCCCGGGTTCTCCTTGCGGGCCGGCTGGTCCAGCTGGTCCTGGGTCTCCTTGCGGTCCTTGTGGGCCGCCTGCAGGGCCCGGATCTCCACGATCCCCTTTAGGTCCTTGGGCACCTGTCAAACCTTGCGGTCCTTGAGCGCCTGTATCTCCTTTAGGACCTTGCGGTCCAATATCGCCTGTATCTCCTTTAGGACCTTGCGGCCCTGTGGCGCCTCGATCCCCTTGCTGACCACGACTACCTGTTGCGCCTGGAGCTCCTGTAAACCCTGCTGGGCCCCTTGCTCCTGTTAAACCTTGTGGGCCTGCTGGGCCTGCTGGGCCCCTTGGGCCTACTGGTCCTGTGGCTCCTCTTGGACCTGGTGGCCCTGCAACTACTGCATCTGGACCAACTACTGGCCCTGCAACTTCGATTAAGTCAGCTGTGTTATCCATAATAATCTCCTATTACTATATTTATTAGTAGTAGGGATTTTGGTAAATGGTGCCAAGAGACGGGATCGAACCGCCGACACACGGATTTTCAATCCGCTGCTCTACCTACTGAGCTATCCTGGCATTATTTGGCCGGTCCTGCAGGAATCGAACCCACAACTTCTCGTTCGAAGCGAGAGATGATATCCATTTCACCAAGGACCGTGAATAAGTATAAGTAAATTATTTATAGCAGTGCTTATGTTCAAAACAATAAACCATTACAACTCATCTTATGCTAACATAGAAGTCGAATGGATTTCATCTGATTCTGAAGAACTTTATAATGACAACCTTGTCAAAAACAAAGGAGCATTAGAAATGTTCGGGTGGGTTGATTATAAAAAATTTACTTATAAATTTAACAGCCATGGCTTTCGCTGTGAAGAATTCAGTGAAGACAACAATGTTATGTTTTTAGGTTGCAGTCACACCTTTGGCACTGGGAATTCTATAGAACATATTTGGCCAACTATTGTTGCACAACAACTTGGAATGAAATCTGTTAATCTTGGAATCAGTGCAAGTTCCAACGACACTGCATTTAGACTAGCACATCATTACATACCACAATTAAAGCCTAAAATTGTTATTTGGCTTTCAACTGATATTTCAAGATTAGAACTTCACACTTTAGATAACAGAGTTGAAGCCCACGGACCCTGGACCGAAGATGGCGGCTATTTTTTAAATAACTGGCTGGTAAATCCTGTAAACAGTGAAATCAACTTTACAAAGAATTATCTAGCACTAGAAAGTGTTTGTAAAACAAACAATGTTAAATTCTTAGAGAGATCAATTTATCAAATACGCTATGCCCTTGAAAAAGACATGGGCAGAGATTTAATGCACTTTGGTAAACTGTATCACAGGTCCTGTGCCGAAGGTCTCTTAGAATTATTGTAATGGTAGTTCCTACTGGGTTCGAACCAGTGACCTTCACAATGTCAATGTGATATTCTACCGCTGAAATAAGGAACTATGGTGGAAGTAGAGAGATTTGAACTCCCGACCAACTCCGTATGAAGGAGCTGCACTACCGCTGTGCTATACTTCCAAAAATGGTAGCTCCACCTTGAATCGAACAAGGAATAGCCGGTTATCAGCCGACCGTTATAACCATTTAACTACAGAGCTATTATAGTCGGGCTAAGTTACGAATTGCCAATTCAATTACTGGCTTGGGCTGACATAGCTTGTGTGCTATTTCAGATGCAGTCCAGCGTCTTTCTAACATTGACTTGACTTCGTGGAGTAAATCTTTTGTAAGCATAAATGTCTCCTGCTTACATATATAACGCCCTAGCCTTGCATAAAGTTTACAAACTGGTTAACCATATTGAAACATACTCTCGTCGGAATAGGGACTTTTCATCGCGCTAGTGAAGCTGCTTCGCTGTGTGGCCGGGTTACAATCCCTTAACTGCCAACAACCAATGATGAATATGTTTCAATATGGTTCAAATAAATGCTCTGGGATTCGAACCCAAACCTGCTCCCCTTTCGCCAACTTACTGGACCTGCAAGTCTTTCTGCTGGGTACTCGCTTCACTGTGCTTCCGGCAACACCATGCAACCTGTCTACGATCATTGCAGTGCCCGTAGAGCAGTCTTGTACCATATAGAAACACACTCAAACGGGTCTGTTCTCCTATCCCCGCACAGCCGTTCCAGCCAGGGTAGGGTAGAGTGTGTTTTTATATGGCATCGAAGATGGGAATCGAACCCACTAACTACCGGTGCGATGCCGGTCGTGCTACGCTCATTATACAATAAGTTTGTTCCGTTTGCAACCGGACCTATTGTATACCTTGGCACTAACTTTCCATGTCGTCTTCTTCATTACCATATAGAAACACACTTCACAATACACAGACGGTCCTTATATCTTTACGATACCGTTCTTCGGGCGGAGTAAAGGCTCGTAGCCCCGATTATGTATTCTTTCCGATACTAGCCAAGAAATATGTTTTTATATGGTGGGTCTGCTCGGATTCGAACCGAGAGTCTTACTGGTTAAAAGCCAGATGTTTTTGCCGTTAAACTACAAACCCTATATGGTCCCAGTGCTGAGATTCGAACTCAGTTCTCTCGGCTTAAGAGGCCGGACTTCACCGTCAAAGTTTCTCTGGGTAGTTGTACTTTACTGATTTAAAGTGCCACCCAGGACCATACAGAGTCTCAAGATGACACTTAGCGTTTACCGCGTTTCATGTCTTTCTCCTTAAAGGTTTCTTTCGATTATAAAAATCAATATTACAAGTATGACTAAAACTGCTATACCGCCCATCTTAGTCTCCTTGAATGAATTATACAACATATCTTATTTGTTGTCAATTATTTATAGTTTGGTGCTCCTCGACAGAATCGAACTGCCGTCCCCGGACTACAAAACCGGTATAATACCATTATACTAGAAGAGCTTAAACTACTTAGGGGTGACCAACGGGGCTCGAACCCGTACTACCAGAGTCACAGTCTAGGTTGCTACCATTACAACATGGTCACACCTAAGCAGTCTATATGGTGCGGGGTAGGAGAATCGAACTCCTATCTACTGGATGGCAACCAGTAATTCTACCATTAAACTAACCACGCATAAATCAGGCCCTTGAGGTCACCGTCGAAAGTGACATTCCCAACTATTAATGGGGTGCGCGCCAACCCATCAAACTCAAGGATAAAAACTTGGCACCCCCTGATGGACTCGAACCACCGAATGTCGGAATCAAAATCCGATGCCTTACCAGCTTGGCGAAGAGGGTATAAATTCTTACAGGAATACACGGCGTTAGTCGATTCCTTCAGACTAACTTCTGTCCTGCGGCAGCTCTTTCCGCCAACAATGTATTTCCTGACCCTACTGGACCGACTTACTCTCGCATCGTCACTTTCGTGAAGCCCGGGACATCTTTCCCGGGTCGGTTTCCGTCTACTAACAGTACACTACATTGTCTTAGTGTTTGGCAGGGGTGTCGGGAATTGAACCCAATCTACTGATTTCAAAGACCAGTGTGCTAATACCAGAGTACACTACACCCCAACAAATTTTTATATTGAAACACACTCTCGCCGGAATAGGGGCTTTTCACCGCGCTGGTTAGGCTGCTTCATCGTGCGGTCCAGGCTACCAACCTCTCGAGGCCAACGATCAATGACGAGTATGCTTCGATATAAAATTTGGCAGTAGGAAAGGGATTCGAACCCTTGTGCCCTTTGCAGGACGCACTGATTTCCAATCAGGCCGATTAGACCAACTCTCGCATCCTACTATATTTGGCTCCACAGGCAGGGATCGAACCTACGACCAATTGGTTAACAGCCAACTGCACTACCGCTGTGCTACTGTGGAATAGAAAATGGTACCTCCACTCCGATTCGAACGGAGAGAACTGCTCCTTTTGAGAGAGCCGACTTTACCAATTTGTCCATGGAGGCATGAATTTGCTCAAAGTAACCATAAATATAATGTCAACAAGGAAATAATATGAGCTACATTTTAGAAGTTATCACTGTCAATAGAAAAGAAAACTTGTTTTGGCTATCAATGCTTGCAAAAGAAGGCCAAACAGATTTAATTAAAGAATACGAAACTTGGTACGCTGAGTTTTTACAATCATACATTGACCGAGGATATTTCGTTGACAACAAGATAGAAATGACCACCGACTCGGCTCAAAATGAACACGGTCATTGGCTTGCTATTCGGAGGATTGGCTTGTTTAAAGAGCCTCCTATGGCTTCTGATTTCTTTCAGGATCTAAATGAACATTCTGTTATATACAGAAAGATGGCTAAAAAATGGACTGCCGAAAACGACCTTACAGTTGAAGTAAACATATTAAATCCTAATGAAGAAGTTGCCGTTAAACAGTCGTCTTGCGAAACAGGTATCTGCGGAAGAAAAGATGGCTCAACTGCTTGCCCGACAGGTCCGTTGTCATGCCATGATCATTCTACTTTCGATCCGAGAGCATCTTCAGTCAAGGAGTTTCATATTCCTTTGCAATCATTTGTTAAGTTTAAAGCAAAATAATTGGTGCCGCCACATGGATTTGAACCATGGACCCCCGCCTTATCAAGACGGTGCTCTAACCAACTGAGCTATGGAGGCAATAAATAGTATTGTGAGGACCTACGAAAACTTTACACCAGGGGGACTATACTTCTTCTTGTCACTAAGTGAGGAAGGAGTATGTTGTATCCTTGTGCGTGATTTATACGACGGCGACACAACTGTTCGTTATTTCACCGATGTCAACAAAGCACTTCGTTTCATCAACAATATTTAGTTTGGCACTCAGTACGGGAGTCGAACCCGTCTCTGCGGGTTGAAAGCCCACTGATCTAACCGATAATCTAACTGAGTAAAAATTGGTGCCTCTAACCGGGGTCGAACCAGTGACACACGGATTTTCAATCCGCTGCTCTACCAACTGAGCTATAGAGGCAAATTGGCGCCTCTGTATGGAATCGAACCACAATCCCCGGCTTCGTAGACCAGTGTATTATCCATTATACTAC